GCGCGCCAACTCCTGTTGTTTCTCCAGTTGTCGACGAGCGTTCTGTACGTTCTTGTTATTGGAGACGTTGATGGGCTTCGGTGCGTTCGCGGGCTTCGGCGCGTTCGCGGGCTTCGGTGCGTTCGCGGGCTTCGGCGCGTTCGCGTTCGGTGGCTTCACACCGGGAATGCGATTGCGTTTACCGATTTCTTCTTGTAATGCGACCATTTGTGCTTCGAGTCGTGCGATACCCGACGTGTTCGCGGCAACGGTGGGCTGCGCTTGCATTTGCGTCAGCAGCTTTTTCGTATTTTGCAATTCCTCTTGCAACTTGCGTTGGGCGTTATTGGATTGACGCTTCGCCGCATTGAGTGCGTTTTGGAATTTTTTCCGATCCTCGTTCGTGGTGGCATTCCTGAGCGCCTTTTCCGCCTTCGCCTTAGCGTTCTCCGCCGCGGTGGCGTTCTTCTTGGCAGCGTTGGCGTTCTTCTTGGCGGCATTGATCTGCGCGGTGGCGTTCTTCTTGGCGGCATTGATCTGTGCGGCGGTGTTCTTCTTCATGGCATTGATCTGCGCGTTGGCGTTCTTTTTCGCCACGTTTTGTGCGAGCTTGATCTGCGTCGATGCGTTCTTCTTCGCCGCGTTCGCCTTGTTCTTCGCGTTCTTCAACTCCGCCTCGAGCTTGGCGATCTGATTGTTTTGCATCTGCTTCGCCTGTGCATTATTCGACGACACCGGAACGGTCTTCGCCTGTTTGATGAGCTCGCCCAGTTGTGCCACGAGTGCGGCGGAATCGTTCACCTTTTCCTTTTGAGCCATCTCGACCTTGCGCGCGGCGTTCTCCGCCGCCTTGCGGGCAGCGTTCGCGGCGTTCTGCGCCGCCTTCTGTTGCGCCGCGGTCTGTGCGTTACGCAATGCCTGTTCCGCCCTCGCTTGCGCGTTCTTCGCAGCTTGAATCTCTTTCATCGCCGCATTTTCCTTCGCCTTCGCGTTCGCCACTTGCGTCTTGGCGTTCGCCACCACCGCTTCGGTGACTTTTTTATTCAGACCCTTTTGTTCGTTGAGTTCGGAGGCTTTTTGAATGACCTCATCCAGCGATGACGTCTCGTACATCTTGCGAAAATCGTTCCTCTCCTTCTCCGTGAGATTCAACATGCCTTTGAGCTGCTGGTCGAGGAATCCTTTCTCTTGGATTTTCATCTTCAACAGTCGTTCTTGAAATTCCAACTCTTGCTTCGCCTTCATCTTTTCAAGATCGGTGTTCGCGTTGACAACCTTTTTCTCAGCGACGTTCTTTTGCATTTGAATCGTCGCCAGGGCGTTCTTTTGTTTCTTCTCAAAGTTAGATTCGAGCGCCTTTTTGAACTCAACCAGTTCGAGCGCTTGTTGTGCCTTCTGCTGCCCAATCTCCGTGTTCGCGCTCTTCAGTTGTTCCCTTAAAATTCTTTGTTCCTCCGCCAAGGCATTTTGTCGCGCCCTCGAGTTTTGCACTTGCGTCTGTCGATTCTGTTCGATGTTCGCAATCTGCCGAGACACGTTCGCCTTCGCCGAGGAGATGGCGTTCAGTGCGGCATTATTCCGGTTCTTCATGTTCATCGCCATTTCGTTTTGGCGACGTGACATGTTCGCGATGCGATTGTTCACTTGTCGTTTCTCTTCACGCACGGCGTTCAGATTGCGTCGAATCGCGTTCTGTTCAGTCGTGTTTTGAGCAGCATTGAGCTTCATTTCCAAGTTGGCAATCTTCGCGTTCACCCGTTTCACGTTCTCTCTTGCATTCGCGTTCACAGTGTTCGCATTCTTCGCATTCGCGTTCATAGTGTTCGCATTCTTCGCGTTCGAGTTCACAGTCACAGTGTTCGCGTTCTTCGCGTTGTTTTGTTCATTCACCATTTCCCGCGTGTTCACGACGTTGTCCTTGGTGACCGGAATCTTCTTGGTCGTCGTCTTCGTCGCAGATTTCGTGGCGCGCAACTGCACCGGCTCGGCGACATTCAGTCTCGACAGACGGTCTTTAATTGCCTTCACGACTTCATCCTTCTTAGCACCCTTGAAGACCACTGCCTTGACTTTTCTGGCGACACTTTTCAATTCTCCAAGACTGGAAGATTTCTTGAAGAGAATTTTGTAATCCTTCACCTCGAGGGGTGAAGACACGTCGATAAGATACGATCGATCTCTCGACATCTGCATGGGTGGGAGTACGAGACCCGAACCCATGGATGCATACGCGTCACATATCTCCTGCTTTGTGAGCGAGGATACCGATATGCCGGTGTCCTGTTTGACGAGTTGTCTAAGATCCTGGATACTAGCACTGGGATCACATACAACCATAAGTATAGTATTACATGGCAAAAAAATATTTATGCGTGGTCATAACCTTTCGTGTACAGTTTGCCTTTGGTCTCTAAATCTATAGAGAAATCAAAGACGTTCATGTCACCGACATCAAGCTCGACCACTCGAGTGTTTTCTAATACGTGCGCGCTTCTATTGTTCAGTGTCGACCGAAGCAGTGCTTCCAAGAATTGTATGTGATTTCGAATCTCTTCTTGATACTTTTTGGTCGATTTCAATTTTATACACAAGATCTCGTGTGGTTTCATACCGAGGAATGGACTCACCGGGAACGCCTCAGCCGTCCCACCGTCGGTGTACGTGTATCCCTGGTATCGACCAGTCGAGAATATGAGAGGCACGCTCATCGACATCAGCACGGCGTCGACGACTTTCATATCCGGGTGTGTGTCGCGCGAAAAGTAGACCGTCTCGCTCGTGTTGAGACAGAACGCTGCGACGTAAAATTTTTTGTCCAACTGTGCAAACGTCGGATCGCACCCGCACAAGCGCACGAACTCCTCACGTATTGGTTCGGTATCGACGAAACCAAAGTTTCTGAAAAAAGATGCAACCTTTATTTTTACAAACTTTTCCATGTCCGCGGAAAAGAGAATGTCAACGATTTCGTCCATGCAAAACCCGATGGACAGGAACATACCTAATATGGCACCCGCAGACGACCCGGAGATCTCTTCAACGTCTTTGAGACTCTCCTCGTGTCTCTTTAAGAACCCGGCTATGGTGAATATACCAGTCCCACCGGGTCCGATGCAGAGGTATCGCATTCTTTCTTGTTGCGTCTTACTTAGTAATAAGAACTGAATTGCTTCCTCAAAAGCGCAAAAACGATCGCGTATACCACGGTGTGCACCACACTCGCGTGAATGCTCGCCTGTCCGGGCATGTTCGTCGGGGGGAGAGTAAGAAGCATACCCGGCTGCAACATCATGAAGAGTGTCGTCGTCACGATCAAATCCGTCTGCGTCAACACGAGACCCATCGCCCGGGCGATCGCACTGTACGCGAGGAAGAAGACGGCGGCGTGAAAGAAGACGGACGCGCGATCGGTTTGCCCGTCGGCGAACGTGAGTGATTTGCCCGTGGTTCGCACGACGAGCCCCGGGCTGAGCGTTAAAAAAAGTACTGCTGGGATGGCAACTTTCGGTGTGGTAACGTCGATCATGTACTATACATCGAGATTTATATATTCGCAGAACGTGGCAAACCTCTTCTTACCCATGATGTTGAGTTCATCCAGACGCTGAAGCCTGTCCCACACGTAAGACAAACGTACGTCTTCCTCGCCCCGTTCATCATCGTCGTCTTCGTAATAACAAAAATCGACGAAATCGTCGAATTGAATGTCCGATCTCATGAACCCATCGTGTAGGAGTTCTTGTAGATTGTCGAACAGATACCATAATTCATCATTGAATTCGTCGTAGTACGTGTGTACTGTCGAATTTAATGATGGATCCGTGGAGTCCTCGTCACCGCTGACTTGCTCATCCACGTCCAGACCATAGTTCCCCTCGTAAACATACTGGGACCAAACCATTTACATTAGTCTGACGTCGATTCTTTTATACCACTAAGAGTCAAAGATGTGCTTTCCTTCACCGGCAAATTTTCGTTGATGACGGCGAGACACTTTTGAAGCATGTCTTCGTCGCCGTTGAAAAACTTACGCAATCCTTCGACGATGTTCACCTTGGTCATTGAAGATTTGCGGGTAGATTTCTTGACAGAAATCTTGCCCTTCTTGAGATTGATCGTGTCGATGTCCTGTGACACCATGGACGATTTCACTTGTTCCTTCAACTTTTTCTCCGCGGCGACGAGGACTTTCATGTCCTTCCTCGCCTCGGCGATTTGTTTCGAGAGCTCTACGAGCTTCTGAACATTGCTGGATAATTCCGTGGTGTCGGTCATTTTCTCTTTGTACTGATGTTCAATCCTTTAACCCATTTACACGAGCGGGCGCTGCATCAAATCAGGCATGATGGTAGAGTTGTTCCACACGAAAACCTCCTTCTTGTTCGGGGGTTCGGCGCGGATGGACTGGTTCGCATTTCTGAGGCTACCGCCAGCGGTCTCCGGGACACCGATTTGTGCACGCGGATCCATGAAGGATTGACCCTTCAAGACGTCGGCGGGGGCGAACTGTCCCCAGTCTTCATCCTGGGAGACCTCTCTCGGGAGCAACGCCGAGGCGAGACCGGTGCCGGCTTGGGCGGCGCAGTTGGTCGCGACGCGTCCCGGGGACGGGCTCGGACCGAGGACACCACCACTTTCTGCTTCGAAGGAAGCGTACGTCGACGTGCTCTTCATGTTGAAAAGAAGGTAAACCAAAACGGCGAGGGCGGCGAGCATCACGATGTTCTTCGAGAGACCCTTCATTGTATATGAGGTTACAACATATTTTTTTCTTCTACGTTTCTGCTTCGGGCTCGGTCGGTTCCTCCTCGACCGGATCGACTGGGTCTTCTGACGGCGGGGTCGCTTCTGGTTCCGGTGTCACCGGTGGCTCGTCATCGTCCTCCACGAATGCGTAGTCTTCTGGGTACTCGCACACCTTCGTCGCATGAAGTTTGACTTGCACGACATTGAAAACCGGTCCGAAGGACTGTCTGGCAAAGTAGAGTCCGGCGAACTCGATGATGGCGTTGCACTCACGTCCTGCAGCGGCGTCCTCGAACCTGGTGATTTCCAATTCCGGACTGAAAACCTTCGTCGGATGAATTCGTTCGACTGAGATATCCTTCGGCGACGTGTACGCGTTTCGTAGGTACTCCTCCGTGAGTTCTTTCCCGAACCATTCCTGGGAATGTTCAATGGCAGCCTGGATATTTTGTTCGTCCAGTGCATCGATCTTCGCCCGGGATTTGAGATCGAGAACGAGTTCGCTTTCAGAGGCGGTCTTGATCTTCGCACCGTTCAACTGATAGAACACCTTCTTTTTGTCATCTTGGAACGCGCGAACGTAGTAGAGTCCGTCGTTTTCTTTCGTCGGTGGCTTGAAGAACATGGTCTATTTATGTCTATTTGGCGCTAGTATTCTTTAACCCTACGAACGGGATTTCGGACGCGGCTCTCAGCACGGTCTTGGGTACCCACGCATTTCGATTGCCCCTGTACCCGTACACAGACTTCTTCGCCGATGCATTAGGTTTCGTCTTCTTGTGTGTGTACTGATTTCCAATATATGCCATCGAATTATTTTTCACCCATCTCTTCGTCTTGACGTCGAAGCGCATGTTCCCGTTGGTCTTCGCATACCCGACCGGTGCCTTTTTATTCTTCGGTACGACCACACCCCGTGACATTTGTGTCAACACTTTCGAGCTCGGCACCGTCGTGTACTTGGCGTACTTTTTCACGTTCACCCTGGACGCCGCTTCCATGTTCACCGATCGGATCCTGGGAACGCTCCATGATCGCGGAGGCGCGGGCACCTTCGGACGCACGCGTCTGTAGATGGCGTCGATGGAATTAGTGTTGGATATTTTCATCTTCGGGTCGACCAATTTCGCCAAGATTGTCATGCGCTTTTTGTCCTTGTCCACCTTTTCCGGTCTCAACCCGAGTTTTTGCATCTCGTAGACGTCGTCCAGGAGGAAACGCTTCCCACCGATGAACACCCTGTCGTCGTGCACGATCGATCCGGTGTCTTTGTTTTTGTACGTGACCCCTTTCTTTTGATTATCAACAATCTCGTACCCAAACTCATTCGGTCGCATGAGGGGCATGTCCAAGAGTCCACCCAACGTCTTCTTCACGACGCGTTTGGACTGTATGTCGAACACCGAGATGTTGAGGTCGAGGGCGAAGAGTTCGACGTCGATCAATACGTCACCGATGTCCGCCTTGTTGTTCTTCCCACCCTTCTTTTTCTTTATCAGGGTGTATCGGCGGGTGACGTGGACACCGCCCCTGGGCAGGGAGATCCCCAAGAATCGCATGAGTTTGCTTCGCTTCGACGACATTCGCTTCTGTATCTTCGGTGCGAGTGATTTGGCGAGACGTCCGAGCTTGTCCCACAGAATCAGCTTGATGCCCTGGAGTTTCCCAAAGTACGCCTTGTTGTATGGAATTCGAGGACACACCTTGGTATCGATGTCTGACGTGACCACGCGATCGTCCCTCGGGAGATGCATGTTGAACGCTTCGCCACCACTGATGACGACGTCCGCCATAGGTCTCATGAACGAGGTCAGGTCACCGACCGTATTCAGGATGATATCGCGAAGTGTGTCGGTGACGCACACGTACATGATCTTTTCGAGCGATTCCTTCCCATGTTTTTTCACCAGACGCCCCCTGAAGGCTTTCACGTTGTTGGCTTCGTAATACTTTTTCAGAGTCGGGTCGTTGAAGAAAAAGTTTTTATTCATGAAATCATCGATCACCTTCTGTGAGTAGACCTCTTTGTCCATTGTCCATTAATATGTTACATGATATAAAATGGACTGCTCCGGCTGTAGGTGTTACGCCCGAGAACAGTCCCTGTACCCAGACGCGTATCAGTTTTGTGGGTTCCAAGGTAAGGATTACGTGTATGCGTGCGATCCTTCCTGCTGCGACAAAGGGTGTCCACCTGGTGGGAAGCCGACCAAACCCTTCAAAATCCTGAAAAAACATGAATTTTACAGACCACCTCCGCCGTATTTGAAATTGTTACTCATTCTGTTGCTCATACTTTCCACGTTGTTCATGGTTTAAAGAAGCACGACCTAGGTAAGACACAACGAGCACCATGTCCACTGAACAACAAGCCTTCAACATTGAAAATGAAATCACCGCGATGCGAGCCGATTTGAAGCTCCTCGCGAAGCTCGTCCGACGCATTCAGGCGCACATCGACGACCCGACCGGGGAGAAGCGCGAGAAGCGCAAGGTTAACAACGGCTTCAACAAGCCCCTCAAGGTGAGCGCCGAGATGCAAAAGTTCTTGGGTCTCGCCGAAGGCGAACTCGTCAGTCGATCGGAGGTCACGCGAAGAATTACTGGATACGTCAAGGAGAAAGGCTTGAAACATCCAACGAATGGTCGACAAATCGTTCTCGATCAACCGCTTCGGGATTTGCTTCAAGTCCCGGACCCGAATTTCGCGGTCACGTATTTGAACATCCAAAAATTCCTCTCGAAGCATTACGTCAAGGAAGAACCGGCTGCTGCCACGGCGTAACTTAAAAAATAATCATGTAATGTATACATATATATGACTTGTGTCACACGTGAGGTTATTGAAAATATCCTTGGTGGTACGAAACCGAAAAACCTCGGGTTGTACGTCCAAGCGTTCACGCACAAATCATGTCTCAAAGAAGACCCATCGCTCGAGAGTTACGAGCGACTCGAATTCATAGGCGACAGTGTCCTGGGATTCGTCATCACCCGATGGCTCTACGACAATTACTCGAATCAGATGGAGGGATTTCTCACGAAAGCCCGGACGAAACTCGTGCGAGGGGAGATGCTCGCGAGCGTCGGGCGCAAGTTGGGTTTGCAACACCTCGTGCGCATGGACAAGAAAGGCATGTCCATGGGGTGGCAAAACAACATGAAACTATTGGAAGACGTGACGGAGAGTTTAATAGGCGCGGTGTATCTAGATTTGGGACTGCTTCACGCGAAACAATTCATCCTTCGCCTGTTCAACGACCCACAATACGTGGATCTTTCGGTCATTCATTATGACGACAACTGGAAAGACCATCTCATGCGGTACACCCAGCAGAACCAGATATCACTCCCCGAGTACAGAGTCGTTGGACACGACAACCTGATATTCACCGTGGATGCGTACGTCGACGGGCATTTTTTAGGACGAGGCGAAGCGAAGACGAAGAAACAGGCTGAACAAAATGCGGCGATGGCGTTCTTCTACCCGCCTACTTAAACGACTTGGGCATGAGTTTGATAAGTATGCATCCCGTCTGTGAATACCTGATATCACTCACATATGCCGCCCAGAAGAGCGAGGAATGGCTCGCCCTTCGCGGGAACATGCTGACCGCGAGCGACGCGGCGACGGCGATCGGGGAGAACCACTACCAGACACCACACGATTTGCTCCTCAAAAAATGTGGGTTGGGTGAAAAGTTCACTGGGAACGACGCCACGCGATGGGGTGAAAAGTACGAAGACGTCGCTCGAGAACTCTACGAAGAACGGTACGGGGAGAAAGTGCACGAGATCGGTCTCGTGCCGCATCCGGAACACAGGTGGTTGGGTGGATCACCAGACGGCATCAGCGAGAGTGGCAAACTCATAGAGATCAAGTGTCCGATGATGCGTAAAATTATTCCAGGCGAGGTTCCAGCCCATTACTACCCTCAGATTCAGTTGTGTATGGAGATTCTCAACTTGGAGTCGTGTGATTTTATCCAATATGCACCGATCGAACTGACGTGGCCAGAGCCCGAGGTTCTGGACGTCACGCACGTGAAACGTGATCGAGAGTGGTTCGCCAAGTATCTTCCGGTCATGGACGCGTTCTGGAAAAAGGTTTTGTATCATCGAGAACACGGAGGTCTGGAGGCACCGCCACCGAAGAAGACTCGACCACGGAAACCGAAACCACCCAAGGAGTGTGAGATCGTGGACGTCCCAGACGACGACGAATATTTTAGCGACTAATTATTTCTCTGATGTAATGTATACACACAACCATGGTCGAACTCAAGAAGGGTGAAACCCGCGAACTCCCGAACGGTGACAAACTCGTCGGTGTCAACAAGAACGAACGCGACAAGCACAGCAACGGACGCGTCGTTCGCCAAATCAAGAACAAGTGGGGCAAGTGGGTCTCCAAGGCGAAGAGCTTGGCGGGTAAGGCGATGTACAAGAAGAACTCCGATGCCCTCAAGCCCAACCAATTCAAGAAAGGTGAAAACGCGCCGATGTCCAAGTCCATCTTCGGTCGCTAAAAATGTTGCGTGATTACAAATGGCAGTTGATAAAGATTGGGAAGAAGCCGTGCGCCTGGCGCGCTTGGCGACGAGTACAGATCCACGCGAACGTTACAGTGGTCCGATCAAGGGAAAGTTTTTGAAGGATGTCGTCTCACGTTACAAGAAGATACTCGCGATCAAAGCTGTCATCAAACGGAGAAACTAAAACCTTTGAGTCGCTCCGGTTCGAACACCTGCATCTGATACAACTTATAAGTAATACCGAATCGCTTGTTGAGAAAGTAGACCGAGCCAACCTCGGCGATCCCCTTCCCCGACATGCGACCGTACACACCCTCTTTGATTTCCTCTTTCAGAAGGTTTCGATTCGCGTCGAAAATCTCAGGCTTCGCAAACCCATTCGCGTCAACGTCGAGTTTCACCCTAAATTTAGGCGCGTGTCCGTTGTCCGCCTCCTTGAGGTTGGAATTGAACATGCCTCGAAGCTCTTCGACACCCTTTGGTTCGCCGAAGATGGCGACGCTCTGTTTCGCCACCTCTTCGATCACTTTGGTCTCGATCGATTTGATAGTATTGTAGAATTTCTGCACGAACCCACCGTCTTCGTCCCAGCCAGTGAGATTGAGATCGACATTATATTTCTTCTGTCCGATTTCGGGTGTGAATGCGCTCACACCCCATGGCATGTACAGTCGAGGCATCTGAAAACGCATGGGTTTGTCCCCGTCAGACAGAACCATTTTGCGTCCTCTGTATTCGTGGATGGTCAATCGTTCGTCTGCGCCGATGAAGGACATGTCGTTCTTCTTTCATTACAATCAAATAAATCGTTTAAGCCGAGCACGCCACGCACTCGTTTTGGTCTGGGTCGAGCGTGAACTTTTGCGCGTTCGCCTTCGGTTTCGTGCGAAGGTAATACATCCCAGTCTTCAGACCAGTCTTCCACGCGAACATGTGCATACTCGACAGCTTCCCGTAGGACGGCTCGCTGACGAACAAATTCATGGATTGCGACTGGTCGATGAACCGACCGCGGTCGGCAGCCATCTCGATGATCGATCGTTGCGGGATTTCCCACACCGTGCGATACTTTTGTTTCAAGTGATCGTCCTTGATGTCGACGATGTTTTGGATCGACCCGTTCGCACGAATGATCAGGTTTTTCATGTCACGGCTCCACAGACCGCGCGCCTTCAAATCGCGGACGAGATGTCTGTTGACGACCGTGAATTCACCCGCCAACACCCGACGGAGATAAATGTTCTGCGTGTACGGTTCGAACGCCTCGCAGTTACCCAAGATTTGCGCGGTCGACGCCGTGGGCATGGGTGCCAGCAGGAGAGAATTTCGCAGACCCTTCTTCACGCGCTCGCGCATCGCGTCCCAATCGTACATCCCACTGAACCGGGTCGTACCTTCCCACATGTCGAACTGTAAGACACCCTCGCTCGCCGGCGATCCCTCGAAGGATGAGTACGAGCCCAATTCCTCCGCCAATTCACACGACGCCTCCAACGCGGCGTGGTACATCGTCTCGAAAATTGCCGCGTTCATCGCGCGGCTCTCCTCGCAGTCGAACGGAAGGTCGAGCAATTGGAACACGTCCGCCAGACCTTGAACACCGATCCCGATCGGACGGTGGCGCATGTTGCTGTTTCGCGCGGACTCGATCGGGTAGAAATTTCGATCGATCACCCGATCCAAGTTTCGAGTGATTTGTTTCGTCACCCGGTGCAATTCCTCGTAATCGAATTTCGCACCGTCCGTGACATATTTCGGGAGCGCCACGGACGCCAGATTACACACCGCGGTTTCGTCGGGTGTGGTGAACTCGGCGATTTCGCAGCAGAGATTTGAACTCTTGATGACCCCCAGATGTTTTTGGTTGGACTTTTGCATCGCGTCCTTGTACAACATGTACGGCGTGCCCGTCTCGATCTGTGAGCGGAGGATCGCGCGCCACAACTCCTGCGCACGCACGGTCTTCTTCCCTCGTCCCTCTGATTCGTACTTTCTGTACAGTTCGTCGAACGCGTCGCCGTGCACGTCGGACAGACCGGGACACTCGTCCGGACACATCAGTGTCCATTCCCCGTCGTTCTGTACTCGGCGCATGAATTCGTCGGGAATCCACAGTGCGGTGAACAGGTCGCGACACCGCATCTCTTCGTCGCCGGTGTTCAGGCGAAGATCGAGGAATTCAAACACGTCGGCGTGCCACGGTTCCAAGTAGATGGCGATGCTCCCCTTGCGTTTACCCCCGCCCTGGTTGACGTACCGAGCGACGTTGTTCAGCACTCGAAGCATCGGGACGATCCCATCGGACGCTCCGTTCGTGCCTCGAATCTTCGACCCACGCGCGCGAACGTCGTGAATGTGCAAACCTATGCCCCCTGCCCACTTGCTGATGGAGGCGCAATCGTGTATCGTGTCAAAAATTCCGTCGATTGAATCTGCTTTATTTGCCACGAGGAAGCAACTCGACATTTGCGAGTGATTTGTCCCGGCGTTGAAGAGGGTCGGCGTGGCGTGAATGTACTTGTGCAGACTGAGATCGTCGTACGTTTTCAGCACGTTGTCGACGTCTTCGCCGTGGATACCGATGGCGACTCGCATGTACATGTACTGTGGCGTCTCCAGGATCAGGTTGTCCACCTTGGTGAGATACCCTCGCTGAAGCGTCTTCAGTCCAAAAAAACTGAAATCGTAATCGCGTTCCGGGACGATTTTGTCCTTGACGAGCGCCGACACCTTGACGACCTCGTCGGTCACGATGCCCGCGGCTTTTAATTTTTTCATGGCATTGTTGAAGTTGTTGGGTGCTGTCTTCTGAATGTTACTGGCGACGATCCTCGCCGCGAGCAACTCATAATCAGGATCGGTCGTGAAGAGGGCGATGCACGTCTCCGCGCTCAGGTCGTCGATCTCTCTGGTGTGAATCCCATCGTACATCGATGAGAACACCTGTTGAGCCACGACCTGACTGTCCACCGCCGGTGAGAGACCGTCGGTGAGTTTGCTTATCCTCTGCACGACCTTGTCGAAGCGACAATCTTCAACACGACCGTTTCGTTTGATTACCTTCATTTTCCCCTGTGTTTCTCTACACTACCCTTGATTTTTTAAGTCTTTCATTTTTTGCATTCCATGCGGACGTGACCCGATCGAACCGGCACGGCACCCACGGTTTCGAACTTTCGCGTCGGCGCGAGGAGGTAGGTGTTGTTGTAGAAATCGCCCTGGATCCCAGGCTTGGACACAGGGGCGTAACTCCCGACGAAGCACGCCGGGGCTTGGCACTTGGGAGCAAAGTCGACGTGCGCCGGCTTGGAGGCGAACGAGTCGAAATCACTGTAGTACACCATTCTTGTTGTTTGAAACATAGCAACAATTTTTTTTTGGTGGTGTCTAGTAAAGGAGGATGGACGCCACAAGTCTGAAACAGGTCGACACACCCCTGAACCAATTATATTTTTCACAATTCAATCGAGCTCTCGTACAGAGAGCGATTCGCGAGACTTTTAAGCGTCGTCACGGTTTGGCGATCGATTACCAAAAGGACGAAGACGTGTACGCGCTCATGCGTTCGGTCTTCGTGCTCAACGAGGGTGACCATTACAACAACGTGCATGAACAAGTCCGAGCCATGAACACGATCGTCATCAACAACGCCGTCGCTCAGATCAAATCGGGTGTCGCCCAATATCTTCATTACATAAAGGACATCGAGACTGCCGCGGAACCGATCGCGCGCCCGATCAACACCAGCACGCACGGGAAAAAGATGGACTACAACGACAAGATCGGTATCAATTAAAGCGTATGTACGAGACCTACATATGTTGAACACTTACAAAGAGGAAACCCAAGCGCTGTGTCGAGAGAAGGGATGGGACAAAGCCGACATCAGCACGGTGTGGCTCTTACTCACGGAAGAGATCGGTGAACTGGCGTCGGCGATACGTCAAGCGACGAACACTTTCAAGAAGACCGGGTTGAAGAAAGAGCGCGGACAGGATCTCATGATGGAGATGACGGACGTCCTCAGTTATTTGTTTCAAATCGCCGGCATGCTCAACCTGGATCTCGATCTGAGCTGGCAGCAACACCGGAAAAAGCTCAACACTAAAAAATATGTCAGTCTAGAATAACACAGAACCATCAATCATGAGTTTCGTGATGGCGAACGACAAAAATTCGATGGATCGCCTGAATCCGTTCGTCACGTTTCCACCCGGTGGAGTTCGCCGCACCGGGGACTTTGCGGATTTCACGAAGATGTTCGATGAAGACCACGGCGTGTTGAAGCCGGACGGATCGAGCATCGCGTGTAACGTCTCCCGCACCGCGGGTGATCGCACGATTGATTTCTGCACGGATACGCTGCCGAACTGTGCGGCGAACAGACCGCATTACCCGAACAGACAGATCGACGAGGGACACACAGGGTACGTACGGAAGAGATGCGTACCTAAGAAGGTCACGGTGACACCGCGACGCGCCATCACCACCGCTGTCGTGCGTTACAATAAAACACGCGTGCTCTTGGCTATTTTATTATTTGTATTTATCATTTATTTATTGCAATAAGAGTCTCAGTATGAGATATAACCGATCGAGCGCGTCTTCATCCAAGCATTCCTCGATGAGGTCGTGAAACACAGATTCACACAAGTGTTTCGCGAGTTCCATCTGCCATGGCGCATGTCTGTTCACGTAGGGTGGCGTGAATGTGCGATCGAGCACTTTCATCGAGTGCATCGCTCGAATGATCGTCCGAGAATCCTCACCCTTCTCGTCCAAAAGCGTGCGAAGGGTCATCTGCACGATGCGCTGCCGAACCTCCAGCGTCTTCTCGACCATGCAGTCGAGAAACTTTTCGTACGGAATGTTCCTTCTGAGCGAGCAGATCTCGACCCATTCACCCACCGGACGCGTGTTCAAATATTCCGTGTACTCCACGTACTCTCGTTCCGATTTGATGTATCTCGTGTACGATATTTCCACATAATCAAGTCCAGACTCGACCTCGTGCATATATTTCGCGGAGTGTACGAAGGCTGTCATTTAACTGTTTCCTGTGATATTTTCTTTAACCACACACCGCGACGCATGACGTCCACGAGATACCACTGGGTACAGAACGCATGCTTCTCGCTTCTACTGACGCTCGACGACTTCCGTCGAACGTTCGACCCTTCGAAGATATTACCGTCCTGGGTCAGAATCACCACCGTCACGATGATATGCAAGCGTCGGCGCGTGACGGACGTCGAAAAGTTTAGGCGTGCGTTTGAACGCGTGCAAAAGATCAACATGTCCCTGGGTGACGGTCCGGCGTCGTACGAGTGGAAGCTCGGGACGACAAAGCGCGCGTTTTACAACCAAGTCACGCTCGAGAACAGAGATGGGTACAGTCGACGTTCGGTCAAGCTCTTCAAGAACGGCACCGTGCACGTCACCGGGTGCACGGACGTCGTCGACTGTCATAGGTGCATCAAACAAATAAATCTGCTTTTTTCAAAAATCACTGGGGTGCCCACCGAACCGACGGACGAAAATTTCCAGATAGTGATGATCAACTCGAGTTTCACGATGAACTACAAACTCAACCTTCTCGAGGTTGAAAAATGTTTCAGAGAACACCCGAGCGTTTTCATCGAAACCCATTTCGAGCCGGGTGACTACAGCGCGGTGAAGGTAAAGTTTAGACCCAGCTATGACATGAAACAAGTGACGGCGTCCATCTTTAACACCGGAAACGTGATCGTCACCGGAGCTAACACGTATAAGGAGATAGCGTACGCGTACAATCTCATCGTGACAACCCTTCACGACTACACCGGTGGACGTTTATTGTGCACACCCTACAACGTCCCCGAAAGGTTTGACACGAAATTTCTCGGGTTTCGCATCGACGACCTGCTTCCGATCCTGAGACGCCAGGGGCACAAATCTTGGTGTCTCACGACGACGAACAGGCAAATAAATTTCTCTCACTAACTGTAATAATACATAATGAGTCAGCGTTTGGGCATGGCAGACGGACGATGCTTCTCCATCAACAGCTCTTCCCAACTCGTGAACAATTACATCATGCAACAAGCTAACATTCGCATGGAAGACAACTATTCCTACCGACAGTTTTTACAAAAAAGCGGACCGACTCTCTTGAACAAGATCCAAGATGACGTCCAAGGCAAGGGTCCGTGTCTCTCGTGCGACAAGCCTCTCATGGATCTGCGCGACATGTACTAATTAAAATTTCCCAGTCCACCAACAAGGAAGGATGGATTGTGGGATATGCCTCAACCCCGTGCGGGAGACTCGAGGAACAACCGCCATCCGCTGTGGACACCTCTTTCACAAGACGTGCCTCACCCGATGGGAAGAGCAAGGCAAGAACACGTGTCCCATATGTCGTCGAGTGTACAACGCAAAATCGTACACCGTGCACGTGACCGTACAAAACAACATCACCGGTGTGAGTAACACGATCGCACTGGCTGAGAATTCCATAATGGACGTGTTCGATGTCTTCGAATTACGAATGGACATGGAACCGATCGATTTAGACCGTCTTTTTGAAGACCTTGGGGTGAGTATGTCCGACTTTGATCCCAGTACGTTT